AATCTCTTAAGAAATGGGAGATAGAATTAGGAATACACCATCAAGAGTTAGGATTACCTTGGGACCAACCAGTACCAGAAGAACGTTGGGTTGAGGTAGCAGAGTATTGTGACAATGACGTTATAGCAACAGAAGCAGTGTTCAATAAACTGAAAGGAGACTTCACTGCGAGAAAGATATTAGCGGACCTTGCTGGTATGACAGTCAACGATACGACAAATAGTCTAACTACAAGAATTATATTTGGAAAGGAAAGACACCCACAACTAGTCTACACAGACTTAGCTACGGGCGAACAATATTATTAGGAGGTTAAAATGATAAGATTCAACCAAGAGAACGAGTAAACTGTATGGCGAGAGGGAATTTACCTGTACTCGCCTTGTTCTCTATTACGCGAAAAACACAAACACTTTAGTGGAGAGTATATAATTATTCCGAGAGGCGCTTTAGCCTTACTCGGTCATACTCTTTTCACTTTTATATTTTTAAGGAGGTACTGTTATGCAACAATTTCCAGAGCATTGGAACTTATTGACAAAAATAGATTACCTACAAAGAAAGATATTGCTAAACTCAATAGCGTATTATGAATACGATGCTTATACAGTAGATGACCATTTCTACGACAGTATATGTAAACAACTTGTGACATTACACGAAGCTTACGACGAAGAAACTGGTAGGGACTTTAGCAGAGATAGTGAATACGGATATGTGTTCTACGACTTTACGGGAGACACTGGGTATTATTTATATTCTAGACTAGAGCCCGACGATAAATACGTATTAGATATGATTACACAATGTCATATCAACCAACCGACTATAAATGGAGAGAAAGGAAGAGGTATATGTCTGAAATAATAAATGCATTTCCTGGCTACAAATTTATAGACGGAAAAAATATGTATAGAGGAGATGACTTAGGAAAAGGAGGTTATGTATACGCCGAGCCAGGTATGTACGGTAACGTTGCCTTACTGGACGTTGCTTCTATGCATCCAAACTCCGCTATAAATTTAAATGCCTTTGGAGAATACACACAAAACTTTAAAGATATTTTGGATACACGTATAGCAATCAAAAGAGGAAACTTCGAAGAGGCTAAGCACTTATTCGGAGGACGATTAGCGCCTTATCTAAACGATGAATCTTCAGCTGCGGCACTGGCACAAGCCTTAAAGATAGCTATTAACTCTGTCTATGGCTTAACCTCAGCGAACTTTGATAATCCGTTTAGAGATGTAAGAAACAAAAACAACATAGTTGCATTAAGAGGAGCACTCTTTATGAGAACTCTTCAGGATGAAATAAAGAAAAGAGGTTTTAAGGTTGCTCATATAAAAACAGACTCAATCAAGATTCCAGACGCAACACCAGAGATAATCCAATTCACTTTGGACTTTGCTAAACAGTATGGATACGAGTTCGAACATGAAGCAACTTACGATAGAATGTGTCTTGTTAACGATGCAGTTTATATTGCTAGGTATGCTAGCGCCGAGGATTGTATCGAGCAATATGGATATTCTCCTGGCGATAACAAAAAGAAAGGAGGACAATGGACTGCGACTGGTACACAATTCCAGATACCATATGTGTTCAAGAAACTGTTCTCAAAAGAAGATTTAGAATTCGACGACCTATGCGAGACAAAGTCTGTAACAAGTACTTTATATTTAGACATGAATGAAGACCTAGGCGAAGATGAGCATAATTATATTTTCGTAGGAAAGATTGGACGATTTTGCCCTATTAAACCCGGATGCGGTGGCGGAATCTTATACAGAGAAAAAGAAGGAAAATATTATGCAGCTACTGGAACAAAAGGATATCGCTGGCTCGAATCTGAAATGGTATGGGAGCTTAATAAGTTAGATGATATTGACGAAAAGCACTTCATTGAAATGGCAGACACAGCTAAAGATACGATAAATAAATATGGAGACTTCGAATGGTTTGTCTCAGATGATCCGTACGTTAAACCATTAATGATAGAAGGAGAGTATGGTCTACATCCTTTCTATGACGAAGATGTTCCATTTACAGGTCCAACAAATAAAATAAATTAAAAAGGAGATTGATATTTATGGCTTATAAAGCAACTAATAATATAGTAATGGAAAATGCTAGACTTATATTTAAAAACTTCTCTGGAGAAGAAAGCAAGTTCAACAGAAAAGGTAATAGAAACTTCTGTGTGATACTTGACAATGAAGTAGCACAACAACTAATGGAAGACGGATGGAATGTTAAATTCTTAAGACCTAGAGACGAAGACGAAGAACCAACTCCATATTTACAAGTATCTGTAATGTTTGGTAATTTCCCACCTAAGGTTGTAATGATAGCTGGTAAGACTAAGACACCGTTAGATGAAGATACTATAGGAACTTTAGACTTTGCAGAGATAGCAAATGTGGATTTAATAATAAGACCTTACAATTGGGAAGTAAATGGCAAGGAAGGTGTAAAAGCATATTTAAAAACAATGTACGTAGAAATCGAGCAAGACGTATTTGCTGGCAAGTATGATTGTTTAGACGATGAGGACATACCTTTCTAGAAAGGAGTTATTATGGCTATAAACTTAAGAGACTATCAACTAGAGGCGGTGCAGAATTTAAAAACTGGATGTATATTAAACGGAGGAGTCGGTAGCGGTAAGTCGCTGACTTCTCTTTCTTATTATTACCTTCAAAACGGAGGAAATATAGGATTCCTTACCGGCGGAGATTATATTCCAATGGAAGACCCACCAATGGACCTTTATATTATCACTACCGCTAGAAAGAGAGATACTTTAGAATGGGAAGGAGAATTAGCTCACTTCTTAATGTCAACACATGATGACTCTACTATGTATTCGCACAAGATTGTAGTGGACTCATGGAACAATATAGGAAAGTATAAGGACGTAACAAATGCATTCTTTATATTTGACGAACAAAGAGTTGTGGGTAGTGGAGCTTGGGTTAAAGCTTTCCTTAAAATAACAAAAGTGAATGAATGGATATTGCTATCCGCTACACCAGGGGATACATGGACCGATTATATTCCTGTATTCATAGCTAATGGGTTTTATAAAAACAAGACAGAATTTATGAGGGAACACGCCGTGTTTGCACGATTCTCGAAATACCCAAAGATAGAAAAATTCATAAACACAGGCAGACTGTTAAGACAAAGAAGAATGATATTAATAGACATGGATTTCAAAAGAGAGACTGTGCAGCACCATGAAGATATTTACGTACAATACGATTTACCAACTTATAAGGACGTTATGAAAAGACGTTGGGATATTTGGAAGGATGAACCTATAATAAACGCAAGTGGATTGTGTTATGCATTACGAAAGATAGTTAATACAGACGAGTCACGCTCGGTGAAATTACTAGAGATATTTGAATCGCACCCAAAGATGATAGTATTCTACAACTTCGATTACGAATTAGAGATACTTAGACATTTATATTACGGAGAAGATGTAGTTGTAGCCGAATGGAATGGACATAAACACGAACCGGTGCCGACTGCTTGTCGGTGGGTATATCTCGTCCAATACACGGCCGGTGCTGAGGGGTGGAACTGTATATCCACGGATACTATAGTATTCTTCTCCCAAAATTATTCATATAAAATAATGCATCAATCAGCGGGAAGGATAGACAGGCTTAACACACCTTACACTGATTTATATTACTATCACTTGAAGTCGCGTTCAGGTATAGATTTAGCAATAGCAAAAGCTTTGAATAGTAAGAAGAAATTCAATGAGTCAAGCTTTGTTACTTTTTAGTACGCGAAAAATACAAGGCCTTTAATGAAGAGAAGGAACGGAAGTGTAGAAGACCCACCAGAAAGTGATATTCACTACTATGGCATAGAGCCCGATCTTGGGACGAAGTTTATGGGAGCATAAATCGGGGAGAAGCACATTCCCTATCCTTTTCTTTTATTTTTACGGAGGAGGTTTTAAAATGGAAAATAATTATGGGTTCATATACGATAAATTGATATTAATAGTTAATGGTAAGCCAAGAGCAGGTAAAGATACATTTGCTCAAATATTAAACAGATATATTCCAGTTTACAAGTATTCATCTGTGGAGAAAGTAAAATGTATAGCACTGGATTGTGGTTGGAAAGGAGGTAAATCTGAAAAAGATAGAAAGTTCTTAAGTGATTTGAAGAAGCTGACTTCCGAGTATTCTGATATGGCATACAATGATGTACTTGATAGAATTGAGAAGTTTGATACAGGCGAGATAAAAGAACACATATTCATAGTAGACGTAAGAGAACCAGAAGAGATAGACAGATTAAAAGAAGCGGTTGGAGCGATAACAGTTTATATAGAAAACGATAATGTACCTGATATTACTTCAAACGAAGCCGACGCTAATGTTGCAAATTATGATTATGACATTTGTGTTGACAATAGTGGTACTCTTGAAGACTTCGACGAATCAGTAAGAAGCTTTATATATTTATTGTCTATGATGTGCATGGACAAATTAGGAGAATTATTTCCAGAGGAAGATGAAGAGGAGGGCGATGAGTAATGAATGAAGTAATGTTAACTACAGTTTGTTATGTGGGATTTATATTTGTAATGTTCGTTACAGCAATAGTAATGGATATTATAGATGAAAAGAAAAATAATAAATAGGGGGGGTCGTTATATGAATATAGAACAATGGCTAGGTAAAGAAAACCAATTAGGTATAGATATTTGGAAGAATAAATACCAACAAAACAACGAATCATTTGAAGAATGGTTAGATAGGGTTTCAGGTGGAAATGAGAATATACGTCAATTAATAGTTGAGAAGAAGTTCTTATTTGGCGGAAGAATATTATCTAACAGAGGAATGGCTAAAGATGATAGAAAACTAACTTACTCAAACTGCTACGTAATACAACCACCAGAAGACAACATTGAGTCTATATTCGAATGCGCTGGAAAACTAGCACGTACTTTCAGTTATGGTGGAGGTTGCGGTATTGATATTTCAAAACTATCTCCTAGAGGAGCTAAGATTAATAACTCTGCTAAGGAGACAACAGGTTCTGTATCATTTATGGAACTTTATAATTTAGTAACAGGACTAATCGGACAAAACGGAAGAAGAGGAGCTTTAATGTTAAGCCTTGATTGTAACCATCCCGACTTAGAGGAATTTATATCTATCAAGAACGACCTTAACAAAATAACTAAAGCTAATATTTCAGTTAAGATTACAGATGAATTTATGGAAGCAGTGGAATACAAACTACAATACCCATTAACTTTCATAAGAAAAGAGACAGGCGAAGAGATAGTTAAGCTTGTTTATGCGCCAGATGTATTTAAGCAATTATGTAAAAACAATTGGGACTTCGGAGAACCAGGAATGCTTTATTGGGATGCGATAAAACAACACAACTTATTATCAAATCATCCGGACTTCGAATATGCAGGTGTTAATCCTTGCGCAGAAGAACCTCTTCCAGCAGGTGGTAGTTGCTTATTAGGTAGCTTAAACCTTGCTGAGTTTGTTACGGATGATAAGAGATTCGATACGTATGGTTTTGAGAAAGCTGTTATTGAAGCTGTTAAAGCTCTTAATGAAGTGTTAGACGAAGGATTGATATTACACCCATTACAAGAACAACAAGACTCAGTAAGAGATTGGAGACAAATAGGACTAGGTGTATTTGGTATAGCGGATATGCTTATTAAAATGGAAATACCATACGGAAGCATGGAGTCATTAGACCTTTGCGATATGATAGCTGCAGATATGATAGACACTGCTATATACGCATCAGCTTTACTTGCCAAAGAACAAGGACCATATCCTAAATACAATCATCAAAAACTAATGGAAAACAAATTCTTCTTATATAACACTGAACCCGAAACAGAAGTCTTTGCTCTATTACACGGTTTAAGAAATTCACAACTTCTAACAATAGCTCCAACAGGTAGCTTATCAACTATGCTTGGTGTATCTGGTGGTATAGAACCAATGTACGATACTCACTATGTAAGAAAGACAGAATCATTACACGGTCATGATGAATACTACACTGTTTACACTCCTATAGTTAAGAAGTATATGGAAGAGAATGATATTTCAGATATAGCAGACTTACCAGACTTCTTCGTTACAGCTAAAACAATTAATCCGAAGAATAGAATAGATATGCAAGCAACTTGGCAACAATATATAGACGCATCAATAAGCTCAACTGTTAACTTACCTGAATCAGCAACAGTAGAAGACGTTGAGAAATTATATATGTATGCTTGGGAGAGAAACCTTAAAGGCTTAACAGTATTCAGAGAGAACTGTGCTAGACTTGCTGTTTTATCATCAGCTCCTGCTAAGAAAGAGGACGAGCCTGAAATAGAAATAAAAGAGGAAGATATTCTATTAACACCTCCTCAACCAATGCACGTATTAGACGCATTCTCACCAATAACAAGAGAAGAACTTGGAGGTAGATTAAGCGGAAGTACTTACGTGAAAGAAGTAGCATGTGGACACCTTTATATTACAATCAATAGAGACGAAAATGATAATTTAGTAGAAGTATTCATAGACCCAGGTAAATCTGGAGGATGTGTGGCTAATGCTGAATGTCTTGGTAGATACGCATCTGCTTGTATGAGAGCAGGTATGACAATAGATAGTATAGTTGATGTAACTAAAGGAGTTAAATGCTCAGCTTGTTCTCAAGCTAAAGGAAGTAAAGTTAAGCATATAGACGGTTTAAGCTGTGGTGACGTGGTTGCTAGAACTATACAAGAGGAATACAACAGATACAAACACGACCAACCTAAGAAAACAGTTTCGAATAAAGCAAAAGATATAACATACCACCAATACGGATTAGACTTTGCTTCACATGGACCAGCGAAAAACGTTTGCCCTGAATGTGGAGTTGAAATGAATGCCGAAGGTGGATGTGTGATCTGTAAAAATTGTGGATATTCTAAATGTGATTAATTAGGAGGGGTTATATATGATGGGTAGTACAATAAAAGAGAACAAAAAATATAGACAAGGTTACGTTGTTACTGAAACTATAGTTGACGGCGACGTTTGGAAAATAACAGAAGAGTATAAGGACGATCAAGGAAATATTGTTTATGTTTACGAGTACTACCCAACAGCAGGACAAAATATGAAAGCATATAATGAACGAATGAACCCTAAACCACAAAATAATAAAAAGTTTAAGGGGAAAAGAAGATGAGAAAAGATTGGGATGAATATTTCATGGACTTTGCTATATTGGCGGCTGCTAGAAGTGGCTGCCTTTCTAGACAAGTCGGATGCGTAATAGTTAAAGATAAGAGAGTTATAGCAACCGGTTATAATGCAGCACCAGTGGGTGTGACCGAATGCATAAATAACGGTTTCTGCTTAAGACAAAATTGCCCAAGTGGAACAAATTTAGAAATGTGTTTTGCTGCACATGCCGAACAGAATGCATTAGCTCAATGTGCTAAGTATGGTATATCTTGTGACGGAGCTACACTGTATGTCACCACGCAACCATGTACGAGATGTATGAAAATGATAATTAACTCGGGGATAAAAGAAGTAGTATTCATTGAGGCTTATTCGGACGAACTTAGTGTCATGCTAGCTAAAGCAAGCGGAATTGATATTCGACAATTTACGCGAAAATCGCAAGGGCTTTAATGAAGAGAATAAAATAATTTCCGAGGAGTGATTTTAATGTTAAGTAACAGTATAAACACAATGAAAATGTATAATGGATTTGGAATCAAAGTGGGGACAATAGAATTTGATAACGAAACAGAACAATACATTGTGACATATGAAATACCAGATTATGATTATTACGAAGGAAAATTAGACGATGAAAACTTCTAAATAATTGAGGCAGCAATGCCTCTTTTATTTTTGATTATGAGGAGGAATGCAAATGGGTTGTAGAAGAAAAACAAAAACAGAAAGAGAGCTAGTGGCGGATATACACAAAACATTTAGTATATTCTGCAAACAAAGAGAATGCTGGGAATGCCCTTATGGATATTCACACAACTGTAAGCAAGATTACGTCTTAGACCTATTAGCTAAAAGCTACGAGGATGAAGACGAAGAATAAATAATGGAGGTAAATCATGAGCCAAGAATATGATAATTTATTACAAAAGCATAACGCTAATGTTAGAAAGGCTTACTTCTGGATTAAGAAGAGTTTACCAGAGATACTTATACCAGGATATGACTATTCATGGTATATTGATTTTCACGACGATACAAAAACTATTCCAGATGAATATCAGGCTTATGATGAATACCTATTTGGTAACAGATCAAAAGCATCAGAGACTAGATATTTAAAAGCCAAACTAGACCACAGACACAGAAACCCGCATCATTGGGAATACTGGATATTATACACAAGCAATGGTGCGCCAACAGCTTTAGATATGGAATACCCATACATCATTGAAATGATCTGTGATTGGTGGTCATTCAGTTGGGAGAAAGGAGACCTATTCCTGATATTTGATTGGTATAAAGACCATAAGAAACATATCAGAATGAGCAAGAAAACAAAAGCTACAGTTGAAGATATTCTAGACAAATTAGAAGAAAGAATAATAAAGGTTAGAGGACCTAGAAAATAAAGGAGAGATATTTATGGGATATATAATAGCAGCAGGATTTGGATTAATATACACAGTGTTAATACTTACACTATATGATGAGATAATGAATAACGAGTCTGATATTTACGACCAAGATTTTGTATATATGGATGATGGAACACCTGTAGAATATAACGAAGACGAACAAGAATAATACAGTTATGATTGTCTTGGCGGACAGTCGGCATAATAAAATAGGGAGGTAATAACATGCTATTAAGCGCTAAACCTTACGTTGAATACAAAATAAAAGAGTTAAAAGAAAGATTAGCAAAAATAGATAAGACTCCGAAACTAGCAATAATACAAGTGGAAGGAAATCCAGCTAGTGATAAGTATGTGTCTAACAAGATGAAGAGATGTGCAGAAGTAGGAATACTTGCAGATTTATATTTGTACAACAAGGATGTAACATCCAAGGAACTTGAAGAAAAAATAGCAGAGCTTAATAACGATAAGAGTGTAACAGGGATATTAATACAATTACCTCTACCTGAACATTTAGATGAACAATTCTTGATAAATCAGATATGCCCTTATAAGGACGTTGATGGATTAACTTGGTATAACATAGGCAGACTTTCCCAGGGAATATATGCAATACCACCTTGCACTCCAAAAGGAGTAATAGATTTATTGGACTACTATCAAATTCCACTAGAAGGTAAGGATGTATTGATAATTAACGATAGCAATCTTGTGGGTAAACCACTAGCTCAACTAATGTTACAAAGAGGAGCAACAGTTACGATAGCACACAAACGAACACAAAACCTTGATGATAAAATAATGAGAGCAGATATTGTAGCAACTGCAGTAGGAATACCAAACTTCTTAAGCGCTTGTGATTTCATGGATGATACGGTAATCATTGATATTGCTACTACATTCCATGAGGGTAAACTATGCGGCGATGTAGCAAAAAGCAGCTATGATACAATATCGACATACTGTCACTTAACTCCTGTACCAGGTGGAATAGGACAAACAACAGTAATGGCATTATTAGATACTTTAGTAGAAATAATAGATATATTTTAAGGAGGATGTTATTATGAAATCTATAACTTTAAAAGCTGAATGTGTTGGAGAATTAACTAAAATGGTAGATGAATTCACACCTCATCATGATATTGTAGCTATAACTTACAGATTCAATACTATAGAGTATTATAAAACTTTAGATAGTTATGTTGAAGCTTTCATAGAATACAAAAATTAGGAGGTTGATATTTATGAACGAATTCAATATATTAGGAAACGAATACCAACAATTAGCTGCAAGAACTATAAACCCTGAGTTATACGACTATGAAGTTGAGATGCATGCTTTACATGGCATGGTGGGAGAAATAGGAGAACTAAACAGCATGTATCAAAAATCATTCCAAGGACATGTATTTGAAGAAGAACATGCTATGAAGGAATTAGGCGACCTTCTATGGTTTATAGCAGAATACTGTACAGCAATGAATTGGAATTTAGAAGACATAATGATGATGAACATACAAAAACTTATGGCTCGTTATCCAGATGGATTCAAATCAGAGCAAAGTTTAAATAGAAAGGAAGGAGATATTTAATATGGGTAAATTTTTCAATAAAATAGCATTAATAAAAATGGTTGCGAAAAACAGCAAAGGCGCTAAAGAAGGAAACGGAATTAAAGGATTTATAGAATTAGTTACTGCTGTATTTAAAAACTAAAAACAGAAAGGAAGGAGATATTTAATGAGAAAAATTGAAGAGTTCGATGTAAAATGCATCAGATGTATAATGACTCAAGAGCACTTCGATTTAGAAATAGATTGTGTTGATTGCAAATATTACTGGGAAAGGGTAGCTAAAGGAGAGATAGTACACGTAGAAGAAATAGAGGAAGAGGAGGAATAAATGTGTTAAGAGCAGCCTTAAATACAAACATTGCAATTAGAACTATAGATAACCTTCTCGCTAAACACGACATTAAATTAGAAGACAAACACAAAGATATTTTAGCCATACTAATCTCTGGTGTGGTTTTTAGAGACGGCTCTATAGTAATTGCTTCGGCTGCTATTAACCAAATCAACAAGATACTAAAGAAGAAAAAAGAAACCTCAGTAGACTTTGTAACATTCTTACTAGGGTTCGATATAATTACACACATTGATAAGTACGGAGCTATAACAATACCGATAGCCTTGATATTTAACAAGCTAACTATAAACAGGGAAGTGCTAACAAAAAATAATAAAATTATCTTGCGTAAAAAAGTTCTAAGAAACCTTAGCCCTTCTCTAATCATTACAGATTTGTTGAGTTTCTTCGGCCTACCGGCAGTTGTTGTGGCTCCTATAGTAAACTTGATATTAAACATACTAGACTCCAATATAGATAAGGATTTCAAACTACTAGTGTCGAGCCCTTCAGGGTTCTTCAATCATAAGCTTAGCGAAACAAAAGATATTCTAAAGAAAATGGAATTAGACATAAATTTAGTAGACTGTTTGACAATAACAATATTATGTGCACTAAGCGCTAGAATAACAGGCGCTGTAATACTAGTGGATATTTGCGACAGACTTATTAAAATGATACAGACGGAATACAAATCAAACCACTGTAGTGGATTTCTAAATTAAGGAGGATATTTATGTATACTATAGACGATATAACTGTTGAATTATTAAACCCTGAGGAAGTTAAAAATTTTATAAAGAACCACGGGATATTTGCTTGTGAATGTTATCAAACACCTGAGAAGTACGCTGAGAGAGTTGGCTTAAGTTGTTTAAAAGAAGGACATACTAGCGGAAGCAGAGCTGATATGTTTAAATTCAGAATACACGCACCTAGATATACTTGTGACCAAATTATGAGACACAGTGTAGGGACTGCTATAAACTGTCAAAGCCAAAGATATGTAGATATGGACGAGAACTTCAGCATCTATGTTCCAAGAAAAGTAATGGGTGATTATGTTCTTAGAGCTTATTATGAAAACTATGAAAGAACTTGTAAAGAACATTACCAAATGATAAGAACAGAAATGGATAAGAGACATATCAAAGGAGAGAAAGCAAACGACCTAATGAGAACAATGTTACCAATAGGTGTAGCTTGTAACTTAACAATGGGATTCACAGTTGAAGCATTAATCCACTTCATGCATAAGAGACTTTGTGTTAGAGCTGACGACCCTATAAGAAAAGTAGCAATGCTTATGAAGAAAGCTGTAGTAGAAGTAGAACCTAGATACGAAGAACTATTAGTAGCGCAATGTGTAGATATGATGTATTGCCCGGAAAAACATGGATGCGGTTTATATCCTAATAAGGACGAACTAAAGAACCTAATAGAGTTAGGTGAACAAATGCAATTATATTATGATGCTATAAAATCTAATTGTGACATGGAGGATGATGAATAATGTTCGTCAACATAGTAATAGCTCTTGATATTTGTTTATGTGTTTACGTTCTATACCGCGCCGTCAAAGAATTTAAGAGCGGTAAATAAAACCTTGGGGGTATATTATGTATAATTTAGAATTTGTTATATTACCAAAAGGATATAAGATGAACGAATACATTAACGAGTTATATGCTAATGCTAAAACAGCAGAGGAGATTGACGAATGTAAAGATAAGATATTTAGATTAACTTATAAGTTTGGATTAGATGAAGTAAAGAGACACCAACATATGACGACTATAGATGATGGGCTAGGTTCAATGAGCATAGCCTTTCTTAAAACATTTAAACATTACGACCCTACCAAAGAAGGAGCATCATTCTTAAATTATTATAAACTAGCTATAAAAACTGAGATAATGAACGACAAATTTAGAAAATACAGAAACAGAACCGAGAACAGAGAACTTTGCTACAGAATGGAAGCATCTATTGGATATTTAGATGAACCTACGGAAGGAAAGGATGGTAAAGAAGCAGGAACTAAAGGAGGATTGATATCTTCTAAACATGATATGATTGATGAGATTGTTACAAACGATATGAAGAATAGATTAATGGCTATAGCTATGAAGGTTGTTAAAGACAATATCACCTATCCTAAACGTTTGAAATCTCACCAAAAAGTAATCAGATGCTGGGCAGAGAATCTAATGGAGGAAGAGAAATGCGATGCAGCAGCAATAGGAAGACTTACAGATACGAAGATACACACAGCTAGAAGAATAATACATGCTTATGAGAATGAAATAATGAGATTATGGAGGGTTGAATATGAAAATAGATAAAAGTTATATGAAATTAAATGAAAAAATGATAGAAGAAAAAATAAAAGAACAAGAGATAGTGTTCAACAGCGTTAATGATCCAGCCATTAGACGTTTGGTGGACGATAGAATAACAGCGCTTAAAGTTGAATTAGACTTATACAGACGTTTAATGGAGGAGAGATAATATGTTAGATAAAGAATGGATACAAAAACAAATAGATGATATTAACAGAACCATAGATTGTAGGGAATCATTTCTTAAATGGGCTAAAGAGAAAGATGTGAGATACAGCCTTTACCTTGATATTTACAACTTAACTATGCAAAGAGAAATCTACTATAACTTACTAAGGGGGACTATAGTATGATAGGAAGTTGGATATTATTTGTAGGTTTATTATTATGGTTCATAAATAGATTATAATATTAGGAGGTAATATATACGGAAAGAAAATTATCAGAATTATTAAGTGATTTAGCAATATTAGAAGAAAAATATATGGAAATTAATATGGAAATGGAAGAAGGAGAAGACAAAGACGATATTCTTATGGATTTAAGCTTGTCTATGGATTGCATAGGAGCATATTTGATGTATGGAGATTATGAGAATGACACAGGAAAACCATATAATTATTTTGAAGATTAATACATTAGGAGGTACTATTATGCTAGTAAATTATTATTTAAAAAAATACGTAGATAAGGAAGCTTTAGTTAGACTTTGGGCTTGGCATCCACATGGTTATGCAAATCTTGGTAAGTATGATTCAAGAGGAGTAATGGATGATGTATGTACAGTACAAGAATTCTTAAACGGAGAACATTGGTTATCTAAGTATAAAAATGAAGTTATAGTTCAAGGATTAGACGACAATGACGTAGCACCTATGTATCATGGCGCAATCAACTTAGTTATATTACCAGAAGAAAGTTTTAATAATTAAGGAGGGATTTGTATGGGCCACATATTTGATTTAGGAGATGTTGTTGAAGTTGTAAGAGAACAAGAAGGCGGAGAGCACCGTCTAGGAATGAAAGGGGTTATTAAGGACGTTTTAGTAGACTTCAACGGTAATACTGTATACGGAGTAGACTTATATGAAGCTAGACTCTTATATTATATGGCTATAGAAATTAAAAAAGTTGAGGAGGAATAATATGTGGAATACAATTAAAGATTTCTTTGAAGTTTTATTTGCGTTTGGAATTATTGGATTTAGTATATGGGCTGGTATGTATATGGCAGGCTTAATGATTCAATCATTATTCGAATTGATATTCTTCTAGGAGGTAATCATCTTGTTAAGACTACTGAGTATAGCATTAGAGATTGTATTATGTTTCATTATAGTTTGTTTCTTATCTTGCTTACTAATAGGATTTATATTCTAGGGCTTACATGCCCTTTTCTTTTTGCGCGAAAATTACTTGTCCTATTATGAAAGAATATTAAATAATTTGGAGGTAAGTTTATGTTTAGAAAAAGTTTATATGAAGAATTAGATAATATGAGTTACGAAGAGCAAAAGGCACTTTATGGACGTATAGAAGATCAACAAGCTTATGACGATAATTGTAACGTTATAGAAGTAGTAGTGGAAGCAACTGTAGCAGCAGTTAAAGCATTAGTTAAATTGATATTCTAGGCCACGAGGCCTTTTCTTTTTGCGCGTATAATACATGTCCTATTATGAAAGGGAGATGATTATATGTTAAGAGAATTATTATATGAAATGTTAATGAAAGCAACTAATTTAGCAAGAGGTATATGGATTCTAGAAGACTTATTTAATATGGAGAAAAACATATTCGGAAGAACATTGATAGGATTAGGCAATATATTAAACAAAATACTAACAGTGTGTTTCTGGATAGGTTGGCATCTATTTATGATAAGTATTACTGGAGGATTATGGCTTATATGGATAGGGTTTAAATTGATGAGAAAAAGTAATAAGAGAAAACATAATAAGAAACAAACTAAGAGAAGAGCTTAACAAGGGCTCTTTCTTTTTGCGCGAGAATTACTTGTACTCTTATGAGAAAAGAAACAAAGCTGATGTGGGACTGGAACTGACCAGTGAATCCGAAAGGAGAGAAACGTGTAGCATTAGAGTATATTGTTGGGTACGGAACTGACCGTAGAATCCGAAAGGAGAGAAACGTGTAGGCGAGATATACAAACTCTTTTCTTTTTAATTCGCGAAAAATACATGTCGTTTTATGAAAGAATAATAATTATAAAGGAGATGTTTATATGAAACAAAATAATGAACAAACCACTAATAAAAAATCTTTTAGAGAATTTGTAGCAGAACATAAAGTAGAAATAATAGCAGGAGTAACTGTTATAGCTGCAGGAACAATTGGATATTTAGTTTACAAAAATAATAAAAACGCTAAAGATATTAAATTACTTGGTAAGATAGTAAATCAACATACTGACTTACAAAAGGACATGGTAGAATTAGCAAAATTAGAACTAGAATGCGATAAAGAAATCTGTGGTGAAATTGACGTAGTTAAAGACATAGCGAAAGAAGGTGCTTTAGAAGAAGCTATAAAATCAGTAAAGAGAAAGATACAATACAGAGTAGGTAAGATTGAAAATTGTGTAAAAACAAACACACCTGAAGCATTATTATCTAAACAAACATACGAAAGGGAATTGGTAATACTTGAAGGTAAACTTGAATTATTTGAGCAAGAATGGGAAAACATGATTCATTAAACCTTTAAGGGCTACCAAGCCCTTTTTATTTTTGGCCCATTTTGTAAAATTTAAAACTGGGTTTGGCCCACTTTTATTTGGGTTTTGTGATATTTGTGTAAGGTTTGTTGAGACGAAAATCGGTTTTGGCCCAAAAAAAGTGGGCTTTGGCCCGGTTTCATTTTCAAAAGTGGGCCAGCTCAAACCCAGTGATTGCAACGGTTTCAGCCGTTTTGGCCCACTTTCCCACTTTTTTCTCTTATTAATTGTGATAAAAAGATTAATAAATATATAGAATAGGGCAAATAAAAGTGGGCTTTTGACCCAAGCGATTTAAGGAGGTGATTTTGGATGAAATGGACAACAGTTATGTGCGATTCTTTAGACGAGGCACAAGAAGTAATAGACGAAGCTACAAAGAGTAAAGTCGTAATAAAAATCGATTACACTTGGGATAACGTATCCGAGAAACATAGATTTGATATTTGCTATGTTGAAGAAAATATGTGGAGATAGCGCGAATAATGCAAGGACTATTATGAGAGGAGAGGATATGTGATGGATGAAATGAATTTAAACTTGGGTTCAAGATGGATGAGAAAATTAGCATCTAAATTAATAGTAAGATATATTAAAAAACATTTTGAGGTTGATGCGGAATTAGACTTAGATGAATTAAAGATATCTTATCTTGATGGAGATGTAGTAATAAAAACAGAATTGGAATTAAGAATGGATGCAAAGGAATCCAAAAAGATATTATCAAAACTCGAAGAGGATTAAGGCTCACAAGGCCTTTTCTTTTTACGCGAATAATACAAGTGCTTTTATGAAAGAATAATAAATTTATATTTTAGGAGGTAACACTATGTTTAAAAGATTTAATGAAATGAATAAATGGGAAAAAGGCGGATTAATATTTGGAGTATCTGAAATGTTACTAGGAGTAGGAATGATAATATATGGAACAGTTCAAGAACGAAAAATATTAAAACAAATTGCAGAACAATATGAATACGAAAATAGAGTCAATCAAATTATAGGAGAATCAAATGAAATATTAGATGAATTATTAAAAGCAACAGGAACAACTGAAAACAAAGAAGATTAGGCCACAAGGCCTTCTCTTTTTGGTCGCAGGGCACGCGAAAATTACATGGCCTTTTATGAGGAGAGAAAAGATGCTCGTTTGAGCGTTTTAAAGGAAGAAATTCCTTCTCTCTTTAATTTCGCTGAGCGTAGCGAAGAGAGTGGAGGATATTCATAATAACGTACCTCCCAAATATTTGGAGACCAGGTCTTAGGAACAGCTTGGTCTCTTTCTTTTTATTTTCTGATAGTACCCTAAGCGCCTCTTAACAATGCGGACCAGTTAGGGTCATTTATATTTTATAAAAAGGGGAGAGATATATAATGTCTAAACTTGAAAGAGATTTCCAATCTAGACTTATAAAAGAATTAAAACAGATATTCAAAGGTTGTATAATCATGAAAAATGATTCGAGCTACATTCAAGGAATACCTGACCTATTGATATTATACAGAGATAAGTGGGCTGCTTTAGAAGTAAAGAAATCGGAGACAGCATCTCACAGGCCGAATCAAGAATACTATGTAGAACTTATGGATGAAATGTCTTATGCGAGTTTTATATATCCTGAAAACAAAGAGGAGGTATTATATGAACTTCAACAAACATTATTCTCTAGAAGGTAAACATGCATTCTTAGGAGCGAGTAAATACCATTGGATTAACTATGACTCTGATAAACTTGTAGAATCTTATACTAGACATCAAGCTACAATGAAAGGAACTATATTACACGACTTCGCAGCACAGTGTATAACACTTGGACAAAAGTTACCTAAATCACAAAAGACATTAAACATGTATGTTAATGACGCGATAGGCTTTAAGATGAATCCAGAACAAGTATTATATTATTCTGACAACTGCTTTGGTACAGCGGACGCCATTATATTTAGAAATAACTTGTTACGTATACACGATTTAAAAACAGGAGTTACTAAAGCACATATGGAACAATTAGAAATATACGCGGCTTTATTCTGTTTAGAGTATAAGATGAAACCAGGAAATATCGATATGGAATTAAGGATATACCAAAATAATGAAATAGTAGTCTATAACCCTACAGCCGATGATATTCTTCCAATAATGGACAAAATCATAACATTCGATAAAGTTATTGAGAAATTAAAAATAGAGGGGGAATAAGCACATGGCTTATGAAAACAAACCAGATATTAATGAATTAATGCATTATGGAATGCCTAGACGTTCAGGGCGTTACCCTTGGGGTTCAGGAAAAGACCCTTATCAACATTGTACAGACTTCTTATCAAGAGTTCAATATATGGTGGATAATGGAGTTAGCGATGAAGATATAGCTAAATCTATGGGACTATCAATGGAGCAGTTTAACATAGAGAAATCATTTGCAGTTATAAACGATATGACTAAACAAGGTAAGACTGAAAAAGAAATAGCAGACGCATTAGGAACTTCAACAACTAAAGTAAGACTTCAAAAGACTATGATAAAAGATGGTCATAGAGCAGTAGAAGTTGAGATAGCTAAAGACTTAAGAGCACAAGGACATTCTTTAAATGAAATAGCTAAGATGATGGGCTACAAAAACGATTCATCAGTAAGAAGTTTATTAAATGCTGAATCGGAAGGTAGAATGAAGGAAGCTCAAAAGACAGCAGACTTCTTAAGAAAACAAGTAGATGAAAAAGGTATGATAGATATTGGTACTGGTGTTGAGAGAGAACTAGGTATATCTAAAGAGAAACTAGACCAAGCCGTAATGATGCTTGAATTCGAAGGCTATCACAAGTACGGTGGAGGTGTAGCACAAGTTAACAACCCAGGCAAACAAACTAACCTTAAAGTATTAGCAAGACCTGATAAAGAGTGGAAAGATATGTATGATTATCAAAATGTACACTCTATTACAGAATACCATTCACATAATGAAGGCCAAACATTTGATACATTCCATTACCCAGCGTCTTTAGATTCTAAGAGATTAGCAATAAGATATGCTGAGGATGGAGGAATAGAAAAAGACGGACTTGTTGAAATAAGAAGAGGTTGTAAAGACCTAGATCTTGGCGGATCTAATTATGCACAAGTTCGTATAATGGTTGATGGTTCTCACTATATCAAAGGAATGGCTGTATATTCTGATGACCTACCAAAAGGTGTAGACGTAATGTTCAACACTAACAAAACAAAAGACAAATCTAAAATGGAAGTACTAAAACCTATAAAAGATGACCCAGACAATCCATTTGGTTCTTTAATCAAAGCTGGTGGACAAAGTTTCTATACAGATAAAGATGGTAATAAGAAGTTATCATTAATAAACAAAAGAGCAGAAGAAGGAGACTGGGGAGAATGGGCAGACAAACTTCCTTCACAATTCTTATCTAAACAAAATCTTAAATTAGTTAAGCAACAACTAGGTTTAGCCGAAGCAGACAAGCAAGCCGAGTTCGATGAAATCATGTCATTAACAAACCCTACAGTTAAGAAAGCTTTATTAAAATCATTCGCAGACGACTGCGACTCTTCTGCTGTGCACCTTCAAGCTGCAGCATTACCAGGACAGAAGTACCAAGTAATACTTCCTGTACCTTCAATGAAAGATAACGAAGTATACGCACCTAACTATGAGAATGGAACTAAGGTTGCGTTAGTAAGATACCCACATGGAGGTTTATTTGAAATACCTATACTAACAGTTAATAATAAACAACCTGACGCTGTTAAGATGATAGGTAAGAACCCATTAGATGCTGTATGTATAAACTCTAAAGTAGCAGAACGTTTATCAGGAGCAGACTTTGATGGAGATACAGTTATGGTTATACCTACAGGCAAGGGTGTTAGCGTATCTAATAAGCCGCCACTAAAAGCATTAGAAGGATTTGATCCTAAGATGCAATACCCTGAGATACCAGGTATGAAGTATATGAAGACTAAGACTTCTGATAGCACTCAAGTAGAGATGGGTAAAATTTCAAATCTAATAACAGACATGACTTTATTCGGAGCATCTGATGACGAGATAGCTAGAGCAGTTAAACATTCAATGGTTGTTATAGATGCAGGTAAGCATAAGCTTAACTATAAACAAAGTGAGAAAGACAACAACATAGCTGAACTTAAGAGAAAGTACCAAGGACACATAGATGAAAACGGAAGATACCGTGAGGGTGCAGGTAGTATCATATCCCGTGCTAGTTCTGAGACATCTGTTGTTAAGAGACAAGGTTCTCCTGTCATAGATCCTGAGACAGGAAAACAAACATGGAAGACAGTAGACGACCCAACATATGAAAAGACATACACTACTAAGTCTGGTAAAGAAGTAACTAAGACTGTAACTAAGATGCAAAGAAGTACTAAGATGTATGAGACCGACGATGCTTACACATTGGTAAGTAAGATAAGAAACCCTAAAGAACTAGCATATGCAGAGTATGCTAACAAGATGAAAGCTCTAGGGAACGAAGCACGTAAAGCCATGGTGAATATGCAAGACATTCCATACTCCCCAGAGGCTAACAAGAAATACGCCCCCGAGGTAGCTAGATTAAACGCCGCTCTAAAAGTTTCATTAATGAATGCGCCTAAAGAAAGACAAGCACAGGTAATAGCTAACGCTACAGTTCAAGCTAAGAAGGCATCCAACCCAGACATGACTAAGAAAGAATTAAAGAAAGCTGGTCAACAAGCTTTAGATAAAGCAAGAAAACAAGTTGGTGCTAAGAGAGAACTAATCCAGATAACAGAGAAGGAATGGGAAGCTATACAAGCGGGAGCAATAAGTAAGAGTGCCCTACAACAAATACTAAATAATGCAGACATGGATGTAGTAAAACAAATGGCTATGCCTAGATCAACTAGTAAATTAAGTACTGCTAAGATTAATCATATAGCTACACTAAAAGCATCCGGCTACACTAACGAACAGATAGCCAAGAAGCTAGGTGTATCTACATCTACAGTAATTAAGTACATGAAAGGAGATAAATAGATATGAGAATAATGTTATCTACAATTGACAATCCTTATGATCCTTTCGATGACTTCAAGAATTGGTTTCTGTTCGATGTTCAACATGGTTACAATTCATGTGCTTACCTAGCTAGAGTAGCACAGACTTCAGACCAGTTTACAGAAAAAGAAATGAATGAAGAAATTGAAAAAGCAATTGATGAAATAATTGAATTAGATTTTATGAATGTTTATGTTAAATTAAAAAAATAATTTAATTATGTAATGTTGTTGATTAAATAATAAGTTGATTAAATAATAAGTTAAATTGATTATTATTAAGTTTGATGCTAAAGTTTCTGTAGTTCTAGGTGCTCTAGAAAATTTTTGTACAGATAGGGGGGAGGCCCGCAAAAAGCCCACCCCCTTAGCAT